TTTGTAGCATTGTTCATAATTATCCCATTAGTTCCACCTTGAAGTGATTGTGCTCCACTTAAATCTATCCATTCTGGTTGATAATCATAATCAAAACCAAGTACTGAATCCTGGGACACACTTACATCGGGTTGTTTATCTGCATTAGTAAATTGCACTGTTCCTTCTTTTGAATCCAATATAACAACATCAACATCAATATCATAAACCTTTTTAGCTTTATAAGCTATCAATATATCTGTAGGTTGAGCGGTTCCAAATGTTACCTTGTCACCGGCAACAAAATATGTTCTATAACTATTTGAAGCCTTACATGCAACCAGACTTGCTGATTTTGTTAATGTAAATGAATCGGAAACATAACTAACAGTTATAATAGAACCATCTGCAAGAGCTTCAGTAAATGTTATTTGAGCTTTATAATCATTCGCAGATCCACCAACTGAATCTAATGTATATGCTGTTATTTCAACTGTTGTCCCTGCTGCTGATGTTCTATAAACTTTAAGTGCTTCCCAATCACCATAACCATCCTGGTCAATCGCTTCATATGCAGTAAATTCAAATACTGTAGCTACGCCATCACCAGTACCTATATATGAATTTACAACTTTATGTCTGGCTTTACCATCACCGGAAACTGTCTTATCATCAACATCTAAAAACACTGTAGGTACTCCACCACTGGTTTGAACCGGATATGGTAATGTAACTTGAGTATAACCAGCAGAATCAAGTTCAGCATTAATATCAGCTAATTCATATATATCATTAAGTCTAATTAATCTGTTTCCGGCAGTTACTTGAATACCAGATGGTGAAATTATACTTGTATCATCGGTGATTCCATCATCATTAACATCTGCAAGATTTAATGCTTCACCTAAATCCAATGTTAATATTCCACTTTCATCTTCAGCAATAACACCGGATGCAACCATATCATTTGTCAAAGCTAATTCATATTCAACTTGTATTTCATTTGCTGTAGCACCAACAATTCTACTTAAATTTGGATCTAGATTAATAGCATTTGCCAAACCAATAACATCTGATACTGATCCAGATTTTAGTCCTGTTGAATCATATGCTATTACTGTTTCTAATCCACTTATAGGATTATATCCTATAACAGATAGTTGTCCATCAACTATATCTTGACGAAAAGATACACTATTATAAATATCTCCTGATTCAAGAGCCTCAACTGTAAGAGCTGTAATATCCTCGCCAGATTCTTGAGTTGGATACTTTTCAGTATCGGAAGATGACTCCTCAGTTAATTCTAATTTAGCTTTTTTACCATTAGATATACGACAAAGCCGAATATCTTTTATACCATTAGGACCATAATAAGCCTCAGAAAATCCTCTTACTAAATTACCTAAACTTATAGAACCAAAAACCGATGCCGCTTCTTGAGGATTCGCACATCTTATGGGATTATTTACAGGTCCTCTTGCACTCGTTCCAAAAATTAATATACTATCTCCTAAATTAACTACTCTTGCTGTGTCCAAATTTCCATCTGTTAAAGTACTTATAATATTAGGTAAGTTACTGTTATTTGCCATCTTACTACCTCCTTATTTTATTTTTTTATTCCATTATACTTTTTAATTTTATTTTTAACTCTTGAAGATTAAAATCGGTCTCGGTGGATAATTCTTCAGTTCTTAACCAATAAACTACTGTTCTTAAATGTAGTAGATTATTAAGTTGAGAAGAAACATTATCTCTACCGCCCCACCAAAACAAGATATCTGATAACCCCATATCCTTAAAGAAATTTCTATGAGTCATCATAAACCTTTTAAACCAAACTTTTAAATTTTCAGATTCCCAATTTGTTAATGTCCATAAATCAAATTGTAATAAAACATCAAACCATTGACCATAAACTTGTAAACTTTTTCCATCAGCAACAAAATTCCTCGTTTCTCTAAACCTTGGCACTACTTCTCGTCTACCGCCAAAGGGTTGTTTATCTCCACCAACTGACCCGGGTTCTTCCCGAGTAACCATATATGTTACTGTATCCATCCACATATCAGTTGGGTTTTCCATGGTCTTTTTATACTCGGGTGTAGAAGGTACTAAGTATTGAGGCCATGCCGGAGCAAAAACCAACCCCGGTTTTTCAATATCTAAAGTATAAAACATTAACTCAAAGAACTGTGCCATTGTTAAATTTCCACTAGCATGTGTTAATTTGGGTATTGTGCTCTCTAACTTTTTTTTATATAATGCCGGAGTTAGAATGATACTAGATTCCATAATTACCTTTATCGTAATTTACTTTCATATGTGTACACTGCTTGATATTCTACTCTACCTTTATCGCATCTATATTTTTCTAATTTTTTAACTTTAAATCTTTCTTTAAGCATTATTTTCTTTTTATTTATATCTTCTTCTTCTATATTATAAACCAACGTAGGTTTATCAGATTCATAATAATCTAAGTCAAATATTTCATCGTTTTCTTTAATTATAACATTATGTTCAAAAAAGAATTTTATATAACTATCTTCAACTTGCCCTATTTGTTCAACTCCAATACCTTCTGTTTTTACTGCTATTCTATATGCAGGTGCTGAATATGTTTCAACAACAGTATCAGTAAATTTATAAGCTGGACCACCTACAGCTTCATGAGTTTCAGGTTTCCAAAATTCTGAATGCTCGTCAAAAAAATGTCTGATCACTACCCACCGCCCTATATTCTCACTACCACTTATTAATTTTTTAAATTCTGTCCTTATATCCATTAAAATACCTTTTACTCCTCATTGAAATCTTTATTAACTAATCTTTGCCAAGTTGGATACCGAGAATCATTATAAGACTTTACGGCTGACTGAGCAGTTACAAATCCATATCCGGTTGTAAGTAACAGTTCATTTTTTTCTATGCAATTTTCCAAAGTAACAATTTTTTTTGCTATTATGTTTGCTAATCCGGAACCATACTCTATTGTTAAATCTGCTAATGTTTTCCTTACAACCTGACCACCACCTAAATACTGATTATACAACAAATTCAACTTAGTTTTACATGTCGTATAATTCATTGCAGCTGCTGTTGGTGATGTTAATCCAAATGGAACTTTAGCATTTTCATAAGCCCATTTTGAATTTTGATATATTTCAATTTCTATGTCCTCATCACTAACCGTAGATATCAAAGAACCTAAATTACTCCGAATAATTTTTACCGTACTATATAATGGAACAAATTTTGTTTTAAAATTTAATTCTACAGAACTTATTTCATTATCTGCAACATCAGTAACAGTATCTAGAATAACACTATAAATCGTAGAATATCTTAAAGTTGGAGATTCGCCACTTGGAAGTATACGTAAACTTCTACTAATTATATCTATGTCATAATTATCAACATTACTTTCATATTCGAGTGCGAATCCCAAAATATCAAATGCAGTAATGCTAACTAAACCTACAGAATTTACTAAATTATTAAATGTAAAAAGAACACCACTTCCAGTTACACCCGTTTCATTATCTTCTGGTTCAGAACTTAACAACAAAAATTCTTCCCCAGGAAGTAAATCTCCACTTGATGGTAAATATCTGTCTGCATTCCATGGTGCCGGTTCTATAATCCCACTTGGACTTACACTGGCTGCTGTTGTTACAACATGGGAAACTGTTTCTCCGGTCCTATCCCAAACTATCTTATAAATTCCTTGTTCACCCTGAAATGCTGGTCCATCTTCATAAGATGCCTGAGGTGCAAGTGGTTTAGTATGGTCTATAGAGTTTCCAGTGGTAAATGAAAATACATAATTTCTATCACTATATGGTTCATTTGGAGATAATGTGTGTATTCCATTGATACCACCGACCAATATTACAGTATATTCTGTATCTGCATCCAAAAAATCAAAGAGCTGAAATGTTACTGTGTTAGTTGGAACTATATAATCTACACGACCTGGTATTATACCTTGTGTGCTATTTTTAACAAGAATAACAGTATAATCACTAACAGTTGTTCTGTCAAGTGATACATCAAAAACAACCTGTATAAAAACATTCCGTATAACATTTTCTTCAAAGTTTTGTGGTGTTTGACTTACTATCTTTGCCATTCAGGTCCTCACCTTACTTGGCAGAAACAACATCAGGTTTCTCCTGTGGCAACTCTTTTACATTACCTACACCACCGGTTTCTTTCATTTTCTTTATGATGGTATTAAGAACATCTAGTCTTGGTTGAGAAGATGGATTTTTACCCATTTCTTCAAGTTCCTTTAGACGTTCCAATACTTTATAATTATTTATTACCTCTATATTTTTAATTATCTCTGATTGTTTATTTCTGCCTAGAATTTGTAAATATGGTATATCCTCTTTATCAGGTGTTTTTTTTGATTTCTCAACTAAAGGCTTCATATGCCAATCTTCACCATTAGGACCACCAAAATCAGGACTAATATCCTTATCATTCTTAAAAACTTTGAGAATTCCAGCCTTTATTGCACGTTCTATCCGCGATGTATCCATTCCTTCCTTTACTTCAACCTTATCCTTATTATCACCAAAAAAACTTAAAGTGATTTTATTGATGGGATCCATCCACATACCACTTCTTTTTGGATTTAATACAATTTGATAACCTATTAATTTGGATAGCACTCTTTCATCTTTGCCAGGTATTGATTCCATGTTTCCCCCTTTTTAAAAAAATTAGTTTAACTTACTGAACGGTTACATATAATTTAAAAAGGCCAGACCAAATTTTTCAATTTAATCTGGCCTTGCAACATATTATCACTACAGTTCATAAAATTACACTAATGCTGTACCTGTATCTAATACATTCAATGTACGAGAGTTAACATTATCAAATACATAGTTGTAATCGATGATAATATTACGAGCAACTGCAACGCCTTTACCTTGGTCAAACATATTCATACCGTATCTTTCAAAAATCTTTACCACGTGTGTATCGTTTGTGAATATGTCGGCTTCTTCAGTTGTAGGGTTTTCTCTTTGTACAAGAATACCACATCTTTGAGAATCAGCAAGAGCAATATCAGTTATAGGTTTTAATCCAGTTCTCTCTGTAAATGGCATTAGATGAGTAACAAGAACTCTCAATGGAGTCGGTAGATATTTCGCAGGTATATTATACGTTGACTGTTGAGGTGTCATTGTCTGTGTCCAAGGACTAAATTCAGTTGATGTACCTGTTCCGGTACCTTTTAAACCTAATCCTTTAAATATATCTTCCCAGCCTGGTGCACCATGTCCTAATGGCATACGTCTTGTAGCAAGTACTGCACCATTAAGAACAATCTCTCTCAACTGCGGATCAACTGAAAACACTTTCCATGCCAAAGGTGACATGATTAATGTATCCGGTGTAAATCCACGAAGAGCCAGATATGCCCACAAATCAAACACATCATTAAGTGTCATTGTACCGTTTTGAGCACCATCTATACCCCGACCAGTTGCAACACCCGATTCACTATTAGATGGATCTGCATTATCAAATACAGTAATACCCATCTCATCTATCAAACGTATTGCCTGACTTTCTTTAAGCCTTGCTAATGCAGCACCAGCTGCTCTTAACCAAAGTTTAATCACATCAAACTGATTATCCTTTACAACTTCACTAGCAACATTAATAGCACAACCATATTTTGCAACTGTGATCTGTACTGTTGCTCCAACGGTATCTGTTGCTAATACTGATGTTGGATAATCTCCACCCTGAGGAACTTTACCAGCAACAATAGCACTTATTGCACCAATTTCTATCATCTGTCCTTCGGGAAGATTTACTTCTGTAAATAAATTTGGAATTATCAACAGTGCTGGTTCTACTGCTTCAACTATGATCCTTTTTATAACTTTTGGAATAAATGGTGCTATATCCTCAGTTGTAATAAGATCCTGAAGTTTTACCCTTTCCTCACCAATATCTTCACCATCTGGTACAGTATAACCATTATTAGCAAAACAATTGTAAACTTTTAAAAATTTTTCTCGATCTGTTAATTTCATTTTAATGCCTCCAATATTAGAGTGTTTTATTTTTTCTAATTACATAAGTAACTGTATTCTAGCATAACCAACTGCACCACTTTGAACTGCATCCAATACCTGTGCTGAAGTTGGACTAGTAATACCTTCGGCTTTAAGAACTTCTATTGTGAATAAATATAAATCTACAGGAACACCTGATGTTATTGTACCTAATGCTACTGCTCCAGGATAATTCTGTATCTGTGCGCTAAGATCTTTAGGGAATCTGCAATCAAGTGTTAACAATTTTCCAACTGTCTGATCTGTTCTATTAACAGAACCCATTGGTATAAACTTACCAAATTTATCTGACTTTAACAAAGTTCCAGATTGACCATAATCTGAACCACTAGCAAAACGATAAAACTGCCATTTTCTCCATAAATCATAATATGCATCCCCACCATCTGTAAAAGGATCAGTATCATCACCAAAAGCAGTCATGATTGTTGTATCTACATATGGAACATCTAACCTTCCAGTAATTATTGTTGAATATGCATCGTGTGTCTGGTAATTCAAATATTTACCACGAATATCCTGATAAATATGTTCTAATACTATACCCATTGGTTTATTTCCACCAAGAACTAAATTAGTATCACCATTAACTGACCATCCACCAGTTTCATCATCAAGTGTACTATACTTATATGTTGCAGGTGATCCACCATTTGCTGGAACCATTAATGCAACTACTGATTCCTGATAACCAAAATACTTGTCATCTATAGGTGAAAATACAATATCTCCAGCATTTAATTGATCAATAAATTGTGGTATTTCACCAGTAGCGCCACTAGGTGGTATCAACTGTGCATTAACATATGCATCCACACCAGTTGCTATTTTTGTATTGCATGTCATAAAAGAAACAATTGTTCCTTTTGGCATAACAATACCTTCCTGTCCACCACGATACTCATGTCTTTCATCATTTGTTATGTACATAACTGGTAGATATTTATAAGGATATCCCCATACACCTGAATACTCTGGATTTGTAACCTGAAGCTTTATCATATTAAAACCAGTAGATAATAGCTTCTGAGGTATACTTTTCTGCGGAATACGTCTTAATGTATCATTGAAATTTAATTTTGTTACACCCATTGTCTTTCCTCCTTATTTTATTTTTTAATACCTTTAGCATCCTAATCTATAAAACCTAAATGTTTTAATAGCCAGTTCTTTTTTTCTTTCTTGTCATCTTTAACATCATTAATGTTATCTGATTTTATAGTAGGATCGTCGATTTTATTAAGACTATCTATATTAATATTGACTTCCCCACCCAAATCTTTAATTGTATCTGTTAAAGATACAACTTCTCTTTTCATATAATCTTCAACTATTTTATCATATTTTTCTTTCCTTTTTGCTTCATCAGCTTCAGCTAACATATCTTTTACTGAAGATCTTTTTACCATGATAGAAAGATCTACAACTTTCTCTGCTAATCTTTTCTTGATTTCACCAGAAAGTTCCTGTATTCTATCATTTGCTTTCTTTAACTCTGATTCTTTCTCTTGTAAATCAGTTTTAATTTTATTAACTTCATCAGTTAATGTTTTAACCTGTTCAGAATTATCTTTCTTTTTTGCCATTGGACAATTCAACGTCTTTGCTCTACTTCTCACACAAGATGCTATACTTGCACGAGCAGAAGCACTATATTTTGCAACTACACGAGGCCACTTTAACATAGCCATTGCAACTGCAGCATGTTTACAATCTGGAATTGGAAATGTTTTATTTGGTCCACAGAATGTAGTTTTCATACTATGACGTTCTTTGGACCCAGCTGGAGGTAACACCTTATCATCAATACCAAAAATCACTTTCATTGCTTCACAGAAATCAATATCAAGTTGTTCGGCTTCTTTTATCTCATTCTCATTTTCCCATTTTATTTCATCATCAGTACACCCTGGACATTCTATATCCAGCGCTTGCGATATAAATAACTCAATATCCTTTAATTCCATTTTTATCCCTCCTTGATTATTTTTATCATTATTTTCGATTTCATCTTTAACTTCTTTAATATTAGTTTTATCTTCTATTTTATCTTGTATGTTGTTACTTAAAATACTTTCAGAAAAATTTAATCCTTCTAAACTAACTCCATCACATTTGGCTTCATCAGGAGTGACAAATCTAAACCTAACTACAGAAGCATAATGTTCTGGGCTATAATCAGCGGGGTTATTAACAAAAGAATATTCTTTATATTCCATTTCACCAATTATCCAGTAACATTCTTTTTCAGTTCCATCCACATCATATTTTTTACCTTTACGATGATCGCATCCAGAAACATTACCAAGAGGTCCCATACTTTCAACCGGTGTATCACAAATACTACATCTTGGAGGTTCTTTAGCATATCCACCACTGGATACTGTTAAATATGTTCTATTAAAAATATCCTCTATTGCTTTTTCATCAGTTATAATTGATCTAACCCTGATTTTACTCTTAGGAACCGCTAAATCATCCTTTTTCTTAGGATCAGCCATTGCTGATAAAGGTATATATGCCGCGGAATATGATCTTCCTATAGGTGTACCTTCACTAATATGATGTGCTAATACTGGTTTTGGATAAGGTGTAAAAAATGATGCTACGCCTTTTGCCATACCATCACAAGTATAAAAATACTTATTACCATTTACATATCCACCATGTGTAACATCAACTTCTATTTCCAAATACTTTTTTCCTTCAGCATCCTTCATAACTGAATATTCTTTCTTCATTCCAGAAGTATCAGAAAGTTTATAATCTTCAGTATCAATAACATAATACCTATCCATAATATTACCTTTTAGTAAGCTATATTACTAGCCATCACTTAATATAGTAGTATCTTTTTCATTTTTTTATATGGTGTCTTTTTTTTCCGACGACAAAAAATCTACTTTTTAAGTTCCAAACTACATTCACATTCTGAATGGAATGGTGGAACTAAATCTACATAATAATCATTTAGATTAATCAATGCTGGCTTCTTATTGCATATATCACACGCATTAGTATTTTTCTTTATAATTAATTCATCGGTACCTTGTGCTTTATATGATGATGCGAAAGCTAACCAATATGATTTCTTTATAAACCAATCACTAATAAATTTAATCCTATATTTCTGAGATTCAAATATATTCATAATTGATATTTCAGTTTTATCACTAGAATCAATCCTTTCTAAAACATCATCAAAAAATTTAGTAATTGCTTTAGTATTTAAGTTATGTAAATATTTTAAATCAACATATATTGGAATTAATGCATCATAACCCACATCTTCAATTCCGGTCCTATAAGACGCTATAATAATATCAGAAGAAGTTTCTATTGTAAGACCTTTAGATAAATTTAAAGATATCTTTCCACTAATAAAAGATGAATCTTTTACTGCATACATTATTTCTTCCATTGCACCGATATAATTAGATTCGAATTTTTCACAATATATACCTTTTAAATCTTGTAAATTTGGATTTATAGAGTCCATGATAATAGAATCTGCTCCTTTTGTTCTAACTGTATTTCCTACTTTTTTAGTTCCATGTTGATTCTTTGATGCTTCTTTATTTGCTGATTTAGGAGTAATATTACCATATGTACTATTTCCACACCAACATGCTTTACCATTCCTTCTGATATATATTACACCAGTAGAACTTTCAACGCAATAAATCTTACCAATATAATTAATCCATGATTCTATATTTCCTTTAGCCAATTCAAATGCGTTATATCTATCCCCAGGATTAATATATTTATTACGATAAATGGCAACTCTATACATATCTAAATATGGATCATCTCTTTTTTCCACTCTAATATTAGAACTATATCCGCATTTTAATGCAATTTCTTGCATATCATCAGCCAATTTCTTTGATCCAGTTGAATATAAATAATGATATACTATTTCACCATCTCCTTTCATAACAGTATCTAAAAATACTAATAATATTTTTTTACTAAGTTGTTTAAACTCTAAAGGTATTCTTTTTTCTTCTGCTAAACAACCAACTTCTTTACATAAATAATTTTTAATTTGTAAATCACTAAAAGTAAAATTTCTACTGCCATAATAAGGCTGTTTAAAATGTACATCATTTATAAGTTTTTCAATGTCTTTACAGTTTTTTTTATGTACTTTTTTTGACTGAGATATATTTATTCGACCATGTTTATTAGATCCATTACCTTCACTAATATACCATGCAAGAAATTTAGCCCAATCATAAATATTTATTTTCCTCTCAGGAAATTTAGAATATTTAATATTTCTACATTTACTATTAAACTCCGGTAAAATAAAATATTCAATATCTTTACCTATCCAATTAGCATCTTTTTTAAATTTCTTATACTCACCAAAAGCCTCATGCGCTTCAACAAATTCAAAATTATGCATCTTTTTATAATGCCTTCTATTTCTCTTACTGATATATAATTTATGATTAGGAGTAACACATAAGTTTATAAATCTGGTATCCAAATAATACATTTTTCCATTATAATCATATGATATAATTTTTAATGGGTGCTCATATTTTAACTCATCATTCTTTAAAACTGCTATTTCATCAAATTCATTTAAAATATTAAATAGTTTCCATCCATCTTTAGTTAAAATTTCAGTAGTATCGTCGTAACATAACCAGGGTTCATCCACTGCCATCATTAATGTTCTAGGTTTAACAACCAATTCAAAATAAGTTTTTAATCTTTCAGAAGCTGTAAATGGATCGTAACCCATTTCCTTTCTAGCTTCATCTTCAGTTAAAATATTACCTTGATATAAAGATAATGTATGAAATTCTTTTCTTATCTTAGAATCTAAATCTATTTCGGGAATATATAATTCAACTTTTTGTTCATCATCAAAAATATCATATTCACCTTCAAGTAAAAGTTCATTTATAATAAATTCATTAACATACATCTTTATGATTTCTTGATATCTTCGCGCAGCATCATATACAGCCTTTTCCATAACATTGGCTGATGCTCTACTTGCTCCACCAGCTTCACCTAAACTAACTGTTGAATGACCAAGACCAGTTAAAATTCTTGTTTTAAAATATTCTAAATATTTCGATACATCCAATGCTTCTTTCTGAGCTCCAACTGCAACTATCTTATGACGAGCAGGTGTTACCATCATACCTTGAGTCATCATATTCTCAACTTCTACCTTAACTATTTCAACCTCTCCATCCTTACATGGTAATTCATTCGTACCAATAGTATATTGATATAATGGAATTGTATGCTGAAAAACAAGAATCTCAACATTCTCTTCCATCCTACGTAATGCTCTTACATCATCAAGAACTGTCAACATAACTGGTTCGCCAAAATATTTTCCAGGTGGTTTTGAAATGAACATATGTATCACGTCTCTATAATCCCATTGTGACTCCCGGTAAAACGGATAATTATCAGGATCATAATACTCATATCCAATAATTACTTTATTATCATTATCTATTCTTATTTTAATCTTATTAATATCAACTATAAAATAACCAGCTACAGGTTGAACAACTTTACCAAAATATTTTCTTGAATTACCAGAAGATGAATTTGCATTTCTAACTTTGAGTATAAAAGAATTATAATAAGGTATTAGTTGTTCAGTTATTTCTTCAAATAAAAGTTTAGTTGGTTTACTAGTAACATATGATATTTCTTTAAATCTTCGCTTTATATAATTCACGGCTCTTTTATTTTTTCCTATGAAATCATACCCATTTTTCCATATGAGTTCTATGTATCTATCTTTTGACCTTCTTAGATAAGATTCAACCCTTAATGCCTTTTCAATTGTTTTGAATTTTACATCAGGTAATTCTAGATCGTAGTTTCTTTGTTGAATATATTTTTTATAGGTAAAATATATTTTAGCTGCAAGTGCTTTTATATGACCTGACTTATTATCGGTTTTATCCTGAACTTCATTTATAACTATTTGATCTCCTTTAGATATATAACCAAAACTATTAATAATACCCTTAAACATTTTTGAAGGAATAAATTTTGCTAATATGTTTGGCATTAATTTTATCCTATATTAATTTATCTTTTAATAAAGCATTACGAATAGCTATAAGTTCTTCATCTGAAATTGCGTTGTCACATTGACAATCCCCAGTGTCAGATAGGACAACTTTAGATTGTTCTTCATTTAAACCAACAAAATTAGTAAGTAATATCCTCATCCCAGGTTCATCAATCTTCCAAGGCTTAAATGCTTTTTCCTTATATGGTTCTTCTTTCTTTAGTATTTCACTAATAGGCCTACCAGGTTTACCCAAATTAAGGCCTTCTACACCTATCCCACTTAATATAGTAGGTTCGTTTTTAAGTTTTTGTATGGTATCATTTATATCTTCTTCTGGAAACATTGTTGCTTTTCGTTCATTATCTCGTATGATTTTTTCAGGTTCTTGTCCGGTTTCTAAACAATATTCCATAAATAATAAGAATTTTAAAATAAAATCTATAAGTGATATCCACTTATCTAACTTTAAAACATCTCCAATATTTTTTATATTTTTCTTAGCTCTACCATTTATTAATTTAACATTCACAAAAAAATCTGTTAAATATGATAATAATTCTTCTAACAAACTTTTTAAATAATTCCCAAATAAATTTATCATCTCATTCCATGGTAAACATTTCACATTAGATTTCATTAAATAATCTAACTTTAAATTTTTAGATAACCAATCTGTAATTTGACTTTTTAATAAAACTGCAAGAGCCTGGATGATTTTAGTAATAACTCCATTTACAAGATTTATTATCAAGTTAACCAGATCTGCAGCTTCATTTCTAATATTTAACATTAATAGATTTCTAATAAGCATTAATATTGATCTTATAGCTAATAATGTCTTTTTACCTTCTTGATATTGACTTGAAATTCCTTGTATATTTCCAATTTCCGCAAGATTTTTTATTATACAACATAATGTCTCAGGAGATTCCCACCAGTTCGTTAAAACTTTTCTAGCCTCCTTTATATATTGATTATTAACATCTTTAATAGTTTCAAGTCCACCTTGTAAAACTGATGCTGGAACACCTTTACCATCGCGTCTACCCTGTAAATATTTTTCCGGTAAAGTATTAGTAAAAAATAAACCTGGTTTTTTTATTCTCTCATATCCATCTGGAATTGATACACTCATTAATTTTTTATTTGCATCAACATCATCTTTCATTGCAGTATTAGTATCACGCATCGGAATATAAGGCGCATCTGGATGACCATCTACAATAACCGGAACATGATCATTAAAATCTTTTATATGTTGAATACATGTTTGTCTTAATCCGCTCAAAGAATCTATATTATTAAAACCTCCTGATTCTCTAATAAACTCATCATATTTTCCCTTATCTTCCCATTTTTTATCACGTGCATCTTTTTCAGCATCTGTTAATTTCTTTCCCCTAAGTCTTTCTGTTTCATTCATAATAGACTTTGGAATTGCACCAGCCCCGAGAACATTTTTTAATGGAGAAAAAATACTATATATAAATTCTAATACCCATATCAATATCTGATTAAAAACTGCTGTAGTCATATCATTTATACTATCTTGTGTTGTCTTCTGCTGATGAGATGATGGAGAACTACTTATATCCGGAGGAATAATAGACGAAGCAACTTTTTTATTATAATCCTGCTGTTGTTTTTTCTTTTGTAAAATATCTTTTCCGCGAATAATATTCGGAGCCTGGGGGTCACCGCAATTTTTAACAACAAACCCATTAACTACGTAGTTATGTTCATTTTCATCATTTATAGTTATATTATACACATATTCATTTAAATATATATTTTCTATGTTCTTAACTTTAAAATATAATTTTCCATTAACTATTTTATATCTTCCAAATATAAAATCTTTTTTGGATCTTTCCCTTCTTAATCTAATTTCATATGCGGTATTATGAAATGTTCCATCTTTATAAGTATGAGACAAATATTTACCACATGATATAAACTTATATCCACAATAAAATGCTAACATTTGAATTTGTAATGCTAAATTTTTAGATATTGTTTTAATATTAATTAAACCATGTTTATTTAAATAACCATCGCCATCTATAATACCCTGTAAAAGTCTTTCATTATATAACGATTTTATTAAAGGTATTTTTTTATTTAAAGCCAAGTGACCACATAATTTACTAAATAATTTCGCATAATCAGCACTATATACAATAACTTGCATAGAATCAGAACTTTTACTAAATACTTTAGTTGTTTTTATGTTTTTTTCAGTAAAATATCTTTCAACAAAATTCTGATATTGTATTTCGTTTTTATGAAAAGAAAATTGAATTTCTCTTGGCCAATTACCACTTTTAAAAGATCCTTCAGCTATATATAAACCAACAATGTATGGATCTATATCTAATATATCTTCCGATAAATCTATAGGATTACCGAATAATACATAATCATTTATATTAAGATCTTTAGCAGAAACCAAACCACCTTCTGTATAAAATACATGATTATCTGTACATATAACTTCTGGTGAATTGTTAAATAATTGAATTTTTATTCCATTCCCTTGATATGGTCTTTTATGTAATAAATATATATCTTTAAACCCACCATTTTTAACTAAAATTTTATCATCCAAACATATCTCATTAATATATTTAAATCCGTTAGATGTCATAACTAAATTATTTTTAGTAAAACAGTTCGGACATTTATGGGCAGCAGCAACAAGAGGATGTTCCTTAGGATCATAAGGAATAGCAATTCTATTTATCCTTTTATCTACTTCTTGTTCTATATAATTTAAATCTTCTTCAGCTTTATCAAGTTCATCAAGAAAATCATCCATTATCTGTCTTTCTTCTAACGGAAAATTATCTCTTATTAAAGGTGTATCAGTAGGTGTTGTTATAAGTTCAGGTACTTTATCCTCTTTCCTAATATTAACATCACCCTTAATTTCTTTTGGCGTCCATTGTATTTTAGGTTTCCAAAACATGTCATCTCCTGTTAAAACGTACTTCTTTTTGGTGTGGATGATCTATTTGGACTTCTATTAATCGGTACAAATCTTACTTGTTTAGGTTTATCATCCTTAGGACTATATTGAACTAATTTAGATCCTGGTACTAATTGCATGTGATAATCAGTATGAACATTTGGTAATGTTCTAGCTATTAATTGTCTAAATATTTCTACCTGTTCATTTGATACATTATCTCTGAATTGAGTTCTTGGTATATTAAAATTAATAACATTGGATATATGAGTAGTAACTTCATAATCATTAACATCACTCATCTCCAAAGTAAATCCTACAAGAGCTAATGCCAATGCATTCAATGAATGATCATTATTATCACCATCATAAACAGGAACATTATTTCTAGAAAATTTAGTTACTCTAAAATTCCGTAGTTGACCAATAAGTCCAAAATCAGTATCTTCATCTTCAGGTATTTCTATACCATGTCTTTCTGTGACTAATTGAGTATTATTAATTAAAAAAGCTTTTGCAGGTTTAGGTGTTTTTTCTCCTGTAACGGGATCACGAACTTCGATATTTCCACCATAATCTATATCCTTTGTTATTTCAGCTAATTTAGATCTTTTATTTATAAGACCATATTTTTTTAACAATTCGATTTGAGTGGATCCAAATCCGCGATCAACATATAAAAAATTACATCTACATTCTGATTCATGTATATTTATAATTCTATTAACCCCTTCAGTTTGTATAAATTCCTGTTTCGGAACAATAACATGTTTAAATATTCTAAATTTCTTACTTACTCTTAATCTTTCTACAATAACAATACAAACACCATAATTTTCATTCCAATCAACTCCCATTATGTAATCATTATCTTTATTATACTTTAAACTATTATAATTATATGGTTTCATTATGGCATCAAGATCTTTATGTCTAAATACTCCTTCTACACTTTCTCCGAAATCGGCACAATTAAATATATTAAAATAACCATCTAATAAATAAGAATTATCTTTACTATTTACAGTAATATTATATACATCGGAATTTTTATAATCCAATTTTTTACAAATAGGAATAATACACGAGCCATCATCCAAAATTTTTAAATTCATTGGTTTAACATTTTTTTGAACTCTACTATATCTAATTTTTTTATCTTTATATACCATTTTTTGTATTTGAGAATGCGTAAAACCATATTTATTAACTAAATTCACGATATTATGATTGTTTTTATTATACTCATTTCTTATAATACTAACTATATTCTTTAATTCCCTCAAATTATATAATCTCCAATTATTGTATATTAATCCATAAAAAAATTCTCTCTCTTTAATATATGAATATCTTGGTTTTAAATACTTAAATATATTTAATGCATTATCGTAATTAATAAATGTATATAATATTTCACTAATATGAGCATTATTTTTAAAATATTTATCTTGTCTTTTATTATAACTAACCTTAATATCATTATCTTTAATTATATATGATAATTTTATCCCACATTGTTTTAATATATTTTTAATCCAAACAAATAAATCACTAATTAAATCTTTATTAATTTTACACATAGAAAATGATAAACTTCTAAAATATTTGCCATTTTCAAATATATTTTTAGATCCTTCTCCACCCCATAATGACCCTATATATTCTAATTTCAAATTAATATCATTAGATTTTCTTATCCACTTAGGAACCGTCCATTTTTGTTCTGTCTTTTTACCAACAATTCCACCCATTTCAACCAAAAATTTAGATCTTGTGTGATTTAAAATAATCTGATAATTTCCTTCATATCCTTCAATTTTCTTTCTACATATATTAGGTTTTTTACCAAATATAACTTCACAATCATTAGCAATAAACTCCAAATCTTTTTTATATTTACTATAACATGATGCTTGATAATATATATAATTTCCATTTTTTCTTTGACAAATGGAACCATCACTATGTAAATGAGCAATCAACCTAGCTAAAGCATAATTTTTATTATTTGGATAAATACCTATTATAGGCGAAACAATTATATTATCTGATTTATCAATCTCTTCTTTCACAATATTGTCATTTACACATGTTTTTATTTTATGATCTGGTGTAGAAATAACGTTTCCCATCCATGTGATATATTTTTTTATAATGGCATTGCTCCTAGTTAATTTTTTATTAATAACTTTTACTCTATTTATTTCACCATTAATATTGGATATTAATTCATCATTAATATTAATATTTTTAATTTTAATTGAATTACCATTTGATAATAAAATTTTTTGAGATGGATGAAAACATATTTCATGAGTATATTGTTCTGCAGTCATCGTAGCCCGGGCAAGTTTTTCTGCTTGATCGGTCCATTTCGGACTATCCTTAGAAGTAGCATGAAATTCCTGTATACCTAGTTTGGGTCCCATGTTACACCACGTCCAGAATAATCCGCGACGTCCAGTGGGTGTAGAGGCACCAACAATAGTTGCTCTATCATTACCCATATAAATAGGCATAATAACTTCATTTATAACTTCATCAATACCAAAATCCATTTCATCGACAATAATAAAATCAGCTTCTGCCCCCCTAATGGTAGATCCTTTTCTTGTAGATCTTACATTGGCTGTATGGCCTGTTATCAAAGATCCATTTCCATATTCTACAATAAAGGGCTTTCTAACAAACCTTACTGGATTAATTGCGGTATTAGCCATTAAAGCATCTATCATATTAAAAAATATATTACATTGACTATTATGTACTATAATATCATTCGCAACAAAATTATGATTATTATCAATTTCCAAATCATAAACATCATCCTTACCAATACATTTTACACTTTTAATCTTTCTCCAATATACATCGCTATTCGCTAATTTATATAAAACTGTATCACCTTTATAATAAGATATTAAATGTGAAAAATATTTTCTAGTAATATTATTATTTTTACTATAGCTTTTTCTATTATCACCATTATAACAAGGATTAAAAAATTTACTTATAGAAATTTTTAATTCGCTTTTTATGTGATTATATATTTCTTTAGGTATGATGTCTTTAGAATAAACAAACTCGTTCTGCTGTATGCTTTTTAAAAGTATATTCAACTTCTTTTCTTTTTCTCCAATAAATCCTATAAATTTTTTAAATTTACTAATTTCATCATATGAATAAATATTTACATAATATTGCTTTTTATCAACATACTTACCTTTAGAATATACACCAATGGCCAAAAAAGATGATATCCCAAAACGTAACAATATAGATCTAATTTGATCAGCTAAAATACGATTACATGTACTATATGAAATAGTTTTCTTACCAATAATAACACTTCCATCACATGAGTATAATGATTTAAGAAAATAACTAATAACTTCATTAGAAGATTTAAATATATCTTCTGGTATAAATTTTTCGCTAGCATCCTTGAACATTAAATTATACTTTTTAAATAATGTAAATAACGGATTTATTCTGGCGTTTTTTCCTAACCATCCATCATTAGCTACAACTCTAATGTTCATACAACCATGTCTATATTCATTTCTAAATAATAATTTATTATCAAAATTAATACATGTTCTTTTAAAATCTTTCAATATACTGGATGACGCATTTGAAAATCTTATATCATTACACGTTGTGCCATCACTTATAATATATCCAATTAACTTAGCTGTATTTTTATCTATTTTATTTTTATTATTTAACTTTATTTCTCTTGGTGTTGCCACATAATCCCCAACTTTTAACTCTTTTAATTCCTTCCATCCATCTATTGTTAAAAATTTGTGATTATCACTACATTTTATCTCTTTTTTATCATCTAATATTAATTTATATATACCAGTTGTATTACTATAATGCACATTATTTATTTTACTTTTAATAAATTTATAATTTTTATCTAATGCTAATACTTCTTTACCATGAAAATTATTTATTAAATATTCAATTGTTTTATAAGACCCATCCGACATAAGTATTTTACTATCCTTAGTCAAACATTCGAAAGGTGCAACATATAAAATTTTGAAATTAAAATTGGTGCATGCCTTATGTAATGCTTCTGCAGCCAGAAGAAGCGTTTTACCATATCTTCTACCAATTCTATATACTTTCATTCTATGTAAAAGAATTTTATTACCCTTTTCATCAATAGTATAATATGGTTGATATGATATTGCTTCTCTTTGAAGTGGTCTAAACCTTAAATATTTTTTAGGATTTTCTGGATCTCTTAAAGTTGTCTCACACCACAATACAGGATTTAATATAGCTTTTGCAATACTCTTTTCATCTTCAGTTAAATTAGACAATTCTTGATGTAAAAAATTTAATTCCATTTA